CAGACCAAACGACAATGAACGGCTGGTCATTAGTGATATGGAAGCCAACAGAAACTTCCTTATCCAAGCACTGATGGGTGACATGACCGATGGTTATGGTGGGTGTCCAAAAGTGGGCATCAAGACAGCTGAAAAGATACTGGGAAACCACCCGACTTGGGATGCTGTCGTCAAACAATATCAAAAAGAAAAACTATCAGCGGACTACGCGCTGACACAGGCTCGTATGGCTCGGATTTTACGCTGTACTGACTGGGATAACGAGAAAGGTGAGGTCATACTATGGAAACCGACAAGATAGAAGATGCTGTCAACAAGCCACCTCATTACAACTCAGGATCAATCGAATGCATCGACGCAATGCAAGCGATGGCAGATGGCTCTCTAGTCTGGGGTCACAATGCTTACCTCTGGCAGAATGCTTTTAAGTACCTGTGGCGTTGGCCTTACAAGAAAAAACCCGTCGAAGACCTAAAGAAGTGCCGTTGGTACTTAGATCGACTTATTGAACTCATTGAAGAAAAAGAAGAAACACCATGAACAATTTACTACCTACTGACTACCAAGCCTTCATACACACCAGCCGCTATGCCAGATGGCTAGAAGATGAAGGAAGACGTGAGAGCTGGACTGAGACTGTCAGCCGATACATGGACAACGTGGTTAAGTCCCGTGTGAGCCGTGAGATTGCCAATGAGATTGAGCAAGCAATATTAAACTTAGAAGTGATGCCATCTATGAGGTCATTGATGACAGCTGGTAAGGCATTATCGAGAGACAACACAGCTGGATACAATTGCTCCTATACACCTATAGATCACATGAGATGCTTTGACGAAGTTCTCTTTATTCTACTATGTGGCACTGGTGTCGGCTTCTCTGTTGAAAAGAAGTATGTTGATAGCTTACCAGACGTCCCTAGACTAACAGCTGGTGATTACAGAATTGTTGTAGAAGACAGCAAGGAAGGCTGGGCAAAGGCATACAGAGAACTCATTGAAGAGCTATACAATCACGGCAATATACCGACATGGGATGTCTCTAATGTTAGACCAGCTGGTGCACGTTTAGAAACCTTTGGTGGCAGAGCATCTGGTGCTGAACCATTGGTTGAACTGTTTGAACACACCATAGAAACCTTCAAGAAAAAGCAGGGTAGCAAGCTGTCGTCTTTAGATGTCCACAGCATCATGTGCATGATTGGCTCGATAGTTGTGGTTGGTGGGGTGCGACGTTCAGCGATGATCAGCCTAAGTGATCTATCGGATGACGAGATGAGAACAGCCAAGTCTGGCGAATGGTACATCAACAACCCACACCATGCACTTGCTAACAACTCTGTGGCCTTCGAAAGTAAACCCAGCGGTGTAGACTTCATGAAGGAATGGGCGTCACTAGCGGCCTCTGGTTCTGGTGAACGTGGTATCTTCAATAGACAGGCGGCTAGAGACAAAGCTAAACGCGATGGTATTAGAGATCACATGTGGGAGTTTGGCACGAATCCTTGCAGTGAGATAGTGTTACTTGGGCAACAGCTTGAGGAATATGAAGACCCTGAGACTGGTGAAACTAAGACTAGAGGCATTGTTGGTACTGGTGGTCAATTCTGTAATCTTACAGAGGCTGTCATTAGGGCTACAGATACTGAAGCTGACATCTCGAATAAGATACGTCTTGCAACTATCTTAGGTACTATCCAAGCAACCTTAACTCACTTCCCTTACTTACGTGACTGTTGGACAAACAATACAGAACGTGAGGCACTCTTAGGTGTATCTATGACAGGCATCATGGACTGTACGCTGACTAATGGTAAAGAAGATGGACTTGAGGGTAGGCTAGATACATGGCGTAGTGTTGCTAGAGAAACTAATAACTACTTTGCAGATGAGTTAGGTATTAACAGGTCGGCGGCGTGTACGGCGGTCAAGCCAAGTGGTACGGTTTCCAGTCTTGTAGATAGCAGTAGCGGAATACATGCGAGACACTCTGAATACTACATCAGAACTGTCCGTGGAGACAACAAAGACCCACTGACACACTTCTTAGCAGATCAAGGAATACCATCAGAACCTTGTGTCATGAAGCCAAACACTACGACTGTTTTCAGTTTCCCCATGAAGTCACCAGAAGGCGCAGTCACACGTCACGATATGACAGCGATAGAACAGCTGGAGATGTGGCTAACGTACCAGCGTCACTACACAGACCATAAGCCATCAGTAACTGTATCAGTCGGAGATGAAGAATGGGCAGAGGTAGGTGCGTTTGTCTACAAGCACTTCGATGAGATGTCTGGTGTCAGCTTCTTACCTCGCTTTGACCACACGTATGCTCAAGCACCCTATCAAGACATCAGCGAAGATCAGTATGAGGCCGCATTCTTCGCAATGCCTAGTAAAATTGATTGGTCTCGATTGTCTGATTATGAGACTGAGGACACAACTAAAGGTTCGCAAACTTTAGCATGTACTGGCGGAACTTGTGAGATTGTAGACATCTAAAGAAAACGAAAGCCCAACTAGCAAAAAGTTATCTAGTAGTTGGGCTTTTGACATCTAAAAATAATATAAAATGGAGAGGTGAATGAACAGAGAAGAACTGTTGTTGATACAGCACAAATCCGTGGCAGATGCTGAAAACAAAAGAATGAGAGAAACATTCAGAATTAATAGTTACGCATTTGGGGACAACTGGGATTGGCATAGAGCACGTCAGGTCAGTGGCTCTAATGGCGGTAGAAAAAACGCCCAGAGACCTTGGGCAAAGAAAGAGAGCAGTGATGAAAGATAGTGTAACGCATTGTCCAAAGTGCATGGTGAAGACTAAAGTAATCGAAACCATCCCCCACTTCAAATATGGCTACCCAAGCAAAAGAAGGCAACGACAGTGCCCTCAGTGTGGGATGCGAAGGATGACAGTAGAAATACCGATAGAGCAGGGGGATAAGTATTTCTCATGTTCACAGTCGAAATAGAGTCAAACTATACCAAAGTTGTCTCAGTAGATGCAGATGGTAGGTTTGAAGATGTAGAGATGTATCTTGAGGACGATGGGACTTGTTTCATTAGACAGTTCTGTGATGAACTAAATGAGTTCCAATTAGTAGCCATCAACTACAAACAAGTATTAGACCTAATGGCCTCTTTAGATGCCCATGATGGTGTTTATATAACTGAGGTGGGTGGAGAGCAGGGAAGTCATCTCAAGGATGTCTAGCTACTGCTCTCCGTTGTTACCAAAGTAACGAAGGTAATATGCACTATATTGAATAACATGTAAATGCTGGTGTATCAATTTGACTCCAAAAAAACACAGATCGTCCGACATAAGACAGCGATCTGTGTTTTTTGGTCATTTTAATGTATTATTCTGCCATTTCCATAGCCTGATGGAGTGTCTCAGTGTTCCTTCTGCTCCATCCTCTACCGAAATGCTTGAAGTCATCTAGGCTCTCATAGAATGCCTGTCTGACTGTGTAGACGTAGTCGATGATGAACTTAGGGTCTTTCTCAGCTACTAGGCCAAGCGTCTGGTTACCTATAGCTCCGTCTTGAGTAGCACCTACTGCTCTTTGGATGGCTTTAGCAGGTCTACCACTGCCCGAATTCACAGCCCAGTCGAAACAGCTCCAGTCTAAGCCCGATGGAAGTGAATCGCCTTTAACTCGATCCCAGTAGTTCTTTTTGTATATCGGAGCGACATCATCAGGCGTAAGATCACGCATCTCTTGTTCGGTCACTGGTCGATCCATCCAGTCCTCATAGACACTTCTAGTCACACCAAGGTTTGTCATACCTCCGCGATCATGCTTCGAGTTTACATAGCCCCCTTCGTGTTCAAGAAGCATTGCTAGACACTTATCAAAGTTACTCTTCATTTCTTAAAGCCTTTCATGGTTCTCACGCCAAAGCTGGCGGCTATAGACGCATACAGTGACCATTGGAACCACTGTGGGGCGGCTTCTAGGTTGGCAAAGCCTTCCTTCATGTATGGCTGTAGAGGTGGAACAAACGAGCAAGCGACAATAGCTATGAAACATATAGTCCACGCCTCGTCTTTCCAGCTGTTGTCACTGGCTTTGATAGCCGCTTGTTCCCAGCTGATCTCACCAGTGGCAATCTTCATCTTAGTTTCGGCTTCAGCCTTCTTAACGACAGTCTTTGAATCTATGACTGCCCCAGCAAGGTCAGCTACCTTGCCTAGTAATCCTAGTCCCATCATCAGTAATCATCCTTCTTTTTGATATTAGTAAAACCAAAGAAAGCTGTGACTATACCGACCACTGCTATGCAGTAAGTAGGGGCGATAGCTGTGAGGTTTTCAGAGGCTACTGTTTGCCCAACTACGTTACAACCAATGATCATCACAGGGTAAAGCAATAGGCCAGCTAATGAGAACCACACCATCTTACGCTGTTGATCTCTTTTGCTGTTCTCATCTTCAATTTGCATTCTCTTGTCATCAAGTAACAGCTTGTCCCACTCGGTCTTGTCTATAGCACCACTGCCATCAACATCTGCTTTTTCAAACTCTGTCATATGTGAAATCCTTAGTTTAGTGGATTGCTGGCAAGACTGTCATAAGCCTTCCAGATGTCGTCTATTTCAACTTGGTATTCGTCAAGTTTATCGCCCAGAGTATCAGTGATGCCAGTCGATCTCTCAACCTGACTGCGTAAGTCCAACAAGTCTTTCTGTTGTTCCAAGATCGTTTGCATCTGCGTACTAATCGTTGATAACCTTGTGTTAAGACCACGTACATCATTGTCTGCTACCGCCTGTTCCAGTGCTTGTATGCGAGAGTTGAAATCTGTGGCTCTGACGTTAAACATGTCAGCTTCAGTCGTCACAAGATCGATTCCAGTCTCTACTGCATAGAAGCGATTGAGGGTGTCATACCCGTAATAAATACCGCCACTTAGTGCAGACAGTATTGGTAGTAGGACAGCTATGTACCAGCCTTTAAAGCTGAAGCCGCCTACTTTTAGCTCAGTGTCTTCCATTGAATTTACATGTCCTTGATTGGTGTGCCGTGCTGTTGCATGTAGGTATTTGCGCCATAGATGGCTGTAGCATCCTTCATGTCATCTGTAAGATAGCCAGACCAACCAGTACCATTTCCAGACCATGTGATAACAAACTCATCGACATTCTGTGTGTACGTGATGGCTGTGTAGTTACCAGCGACTAGATTATTGGTAGCTGTGTAGCTGTCTATAGACGCTGTTAGATCAGTGTTGTTTGCCGCCGCCATGAACGCACCAGCTTGCTGTGCGTACTTCTCGACGTTATCTAC